CTATCAATCATAGCTTTATGTTCAATAACTCTACGAATAATAGAGGAATCTGCCATACTATTCACCATCTTTATCTAGATATTCAGATAATTTATTATTCAAGTCATTTAACTTATTCTCATAATCCTCTTTAAGTTGAGAAACGTATACTCTTGCATCCTCTAATGTATCCTTATCTGTCAACTCAAATAATTTATTAACTGCTTTATTATAAGAATCCTCAGCAGATTTTAATTGCTCTTCAGTACGAATTAATTCGTCTTTCAAAGACTGATTAATCTTCTCAACACTACTAAACTTAGCTTTTACCTCTTCGATTGTTGCCATTTTAGAAAAACTCCCTTCTACAATAAGGACAATACCCTATATCTTTCTTTAACTGTTCAAACTCTGCATTGCTTTCAGATACTTTAGTCTTTAAATCATTAACCATCTGTACATAAGAATCTAACACACCTCTAGCAGTACCAACATCAACTAAACAATTCTCACACGAAATAACCTCAGATGAGAAAGAGTCTAATGTATCTATATCAGAACTAATATTATCAATATCTACACACATAGAACTCAGTATATCTTTATGCCTAATATTTAAACTATCTACATACTTAGCATTTGTATCCACATCAACCATCTCAACAGAAATGCTATTAAGTTCAGATAAAATCTTTTCTGCATCACCCAATAACAATGAGAACTCAGTTATACTACTATTACTATCTTCAATCGTTTGATGTAGTTCTCTGTGCATATCTGATAATCTTGAAATGCTACTACTGATATCATCAATATATGACAATAACTCACACATTTCCTCTACCTTAGAATTGATTGAAACGATATCAGAATATAAAGACCTAATACTACCCATATCAATAGCAGAAAGTTTATCATCTAACTTAGATTTTAAACCACTAAGCCTTTGAACCGAACGAATATATATATCAATATCATCTAAAATACTAGATGTATTTGAATGTAAATCGCCCATAGCATCAACATCTAAAGCTTCTTGATACACCAAATCAAAACCATCATTCTTAGATAGAAAATCTTTCTTATCATTAATTAAAGATTTATAGGTATTAATCTCTGTGGTCAATGTGTTAATGTCAGAATTGATTGACCTAACGTCACTACCTAAAGATTTTAATACCCTAGCATAATTATCACAAGAACTCAGAGATAAGAACTCATACAACTGACCAGCTGTTTTATCCATAAGAAAAGGTTTATCATTCTGATACCAAAAATTAATTTTCATCTTAGTACCACTATTCATCTTCACCTCACGTATATTGAACATACGTGAAACCTCTTCTAACTGACCTCTACCAACTTTCTTTTGAACAGTCCCACCATCAAACTGATAGGCAGTTTTCTCATTCTTCCCTACATTATCCCTAGCCATAAGCATTGTATGACTATCATTAGATATTTTAACACCATAATATCTCTGACCACCTCTAACCATAGCATCATCACCAAGATTAAAAAGTGCAGAATCGATGGCACGAATAATGGCACTCTTACCATTATTCGTTGCACCAGTGATAACTGTAATACCAGGAGTTAACTCAATGTATGCTTTTTTAAGAGATTGAAAGTCTTTAATATCTACAGTTATTTTATCTGACATTATTCTTCACCATCATCCTCAGTAGGTTCGTCAAATACCTCTGTACCATCAAAAACCTCTTCATCATAAGATTCATCAATTAAGTCTACAGTACTAGCTTCATTTAACAATAAACGATAACCACCCTCAGACTCAATGAAATCTTTAACAAGACTTCGATTAGTGTTAATCCAATCAATAACACCATTCATACCTTGTACTTTAGGAGAATCTCCTAACTTAATTGTATACCACGCACCAGCTTTAACAATCTTTCCACGTTGCTCTAAGAAGTCATAATATGCATACTCATTAGAAATACCTTTACCAAAGATAATAGCTAATTTAAGAGGAATTTCTGGACGTTCGTATCGATTCTTAACAGCTTTAATCTCACAAATAGCACCAAAAGGAACTTTTTGCTCACCTACAGCTGTCTGTTCTGTACGCTCTAATGTACCTTTATATGCTTTCTTCATTGTTAAGCGAATGTCAGGGTAGAATTTAAGTGCTTTACCACCAGCCTCAACTTCAGCAGTTTGTTGACCATAACCCATAGCAATCTTAGTACGTAACTGATTTACAATAATCCAAGACGTACCAGCACGTGTACTTGTAGATTTATGCCTTTTTAAGAATGTAGCCATAACCCTACTATCAATGCCTGGTAGCACATCTTCAGACGAAGATTCTTTTACCTTTTCAGTTAGAATGGCTGTAGCAGAATCTATAACAACTAAATCAACATTCTCAACCAACTCATCCAAAATCTTATCAGCTTCTCTAAATGTTTGAATTTGGAATAAGAAGAAATTACCATCTGGGTTTGTATTAGGGTCATACCTAAACCTAGATAACCCCATAGAATTAAGCTGTGCTAAATTAACACCACTCTCGAAATCTAAATACAAAACCCTTTTATTTTGAATACAGTATGCCTTACTAACATGTAATGCACCTGTAGATTTACCTAAACCACTGTCAGATGATAACAAGATAAATACACCACGTGGAATACCACCACCTAATATAGAATCTAGTACAACTGAACCACTTTTAACAAACTCAGGAGCATCTAATGAATGGTACTCACTAGACAACTTCTTAATGCTTTTTGCGAAATCATCAACGGATGACTTTTCTTTTTTTGCCATTACCTACTGCTACTCAAATTATAGATATACATCTATAACGAGAATTGTAAAACCTCACGATTGTTACTTACTGCTTCAACGTATATGCTTTCATAATTCAACAAAGTTGAATATACTACTCACAAGTTCTTGTATACTCCACAGTCGTAAATTCCCAAATAAGCCTTTGGTACATACTTATACGTCATGTTTTATTGTATAACTGTATAAGTGTTAGCATCTCTTAAATTAAGACTTGCATTAATATCCCTGTCTTCAGTATAGCCACATTCAGAACATCTATAAATCCTATCAGATAATTTTAAGTCTCTTTTAATGTGACCACAATCATGACAAAGTTTAGATGACGGATACCATCTATCTACAACTCTTAATTCAATATTATTTTCTTTGCATTTACTAATTAATTTAGTTTTAAATTCAAAAAATTTTTGTTGTGCTACAGCTTTAGAAAGATGCCTATTTTTCATCATACCTGATATGTTTAAATCTTCAATAACAATAAAAGCAGGCTTGGTTTTCACTATACTATGTATTGTTTTATTAAGATAATCAGTTCTGATATTTGTCAATCTTTGATAAAGCTTCTGTACCTTTAGTTTTTGTTTTACAAAATTCTTTTGAGTAGTCCCTCCTCTCTTTATTGAAATAACTTTACGAGATAACTTTCTCTGTTCTCTCTTTAAACTCTTTTCTACTTTTCTAACATTATATGTTTTGTTTATATTAGGATAAATAGAACCATCTGAACATATAGCTAAACTCTTTAACCCTAAGTCTACACCAACACCAAAACTATTAGTACTCTTAGTACTCTTAGTACTCTTAGTATCTTGTTTTTGTATATCAACCAAAACAGATATATAATATCGTCCAGCTTTATGAGAAATAGTCCCACTCCTAACAATAAAACCATCTCTAGATGTTGGAATGTATCCTTTCTCTTTTAAGCGAACCCAACCCAATGTAGGAACTTTTATCCTATGTCGTTCACTTAAACAATCAGTCTTGTTGTTTCTAACAAAATACATTTTAACGTCAGATTTATCTTTTTTCTTAAATCTAGGAAACCCACTCCTATGCTTGAAAAACCTTGTAAAGGCTATAAATGCACTATCCATAGACTTAGCAACAGCCTTTGTATAAACATCTTTAATCCAAATTTTATCTGGATTGTTAGGGAGATACTCATTATTAAGCCAAACATTGAAACGTCTACCACTCATAAATTTTTCACCATTCTCATAAAGTTCTTTATTATGAGCAATATAAAAATTATAAATAAACCTACATGTACCTATGGTTTTATTTTATTTTTATAATCTGTTCTTCAGTAGGACTAATTTCAGTTTTGAAACTCTTTAGCAATACTATTCTCACCCCCCACACACATATATGGGTATATATTTACAACTTTATCAATACTTTACCTACTCCTTAATAACTTTTCACCCTCATGAGATAATCCCTCTACCTCACTCTTTATCTTACCAGCTAAACCATTGATATTAAGTCTAACTATCAAACGTAATAAAAATATAAAAGACTCCGCTTTATCGTTATTTAATCTACCTTTTGATACTCTCCCTTTAGCAGAAACACTATCTGGTATATACACATCAAAACTATCAGATAGTACTTCATCAATAAAATACTTTACTAATGCAGTACTCTCACTCTTCTTATACCCACGTCTACCATGAACCTTAGTTAAGAATGATGGCGATAATATAAATAAATCCTTAATTGTTGTATACTTCTCAAATAAATTATTTAAGATAGTATAATCTAATGCATATAAACCAGCAGAAAAGTTACCTATAGGTGGTGGTATTTCAGAAATGACAACACCAATAGATATGTTATTTTCTTTTAAATACTCATCTATTTTGTTTTGTAACTGATACCACTGCACATGAACCGCATCAAATATCTTCTCAAACCCTATTGATGTACCCAATGGGTATGAAACAGTATCAATGTAAACCTTTTTTGTATCACTATCATACAAACTGAACGATAAAGCCTTAAAGCTAGGGTCTATAGCCAAGATAACCATATATCATAAAATAGAGTTACTACCATCTATTATTTTTATTATGCTAGTAACTCTATCCTTTCAACTATTAACTATTTTATTATTTAAAGAATTCATCAAAGTTGCTAGTTGATGCACCACCAAAGGAATTGAAGTTGCTTTCACTTCCACCAAAACCTTGATTTTCATCTGGTTTTACACCAAAATTAGCCTCATCATATAATTTAACAAATGTAGCTTCATCAACACTACGTGCTAATGCCCTATAGGCTTCACTTGCAGACTCTTGCCATTTATTATTCAAGAACTCAACAGCCTTAGCTGATTTTCTCCACATAGCCTCACCAATAGGAATAAGAGATAATTTTTGATATTTTTCGTCTGTACAATTAACAGTAATATCAACATGAGTAATGCCACCCAAACTACGTACATTACCAGCGTTAGCAATCATACCAATATTTTGATATAACTCATTACCCATAGACAATACTTTTAATTCAATATTGCTAGATGCAGGGTCACCATTCTTAGTTGTATCATACACACAAATAGGTACTAGATAACGTACAGCTGGGTCACCCATTAATTGACAACATTTACCACCTGTACACAAGTATGAACCTTTACCCTCGATATAATGATACTTAATAGGTAATACTTGCTCAGAAATAATAGAAATTCTATCAATATTACCTTGTTTAGCTTTATACTTTTCGATAGGAACACGTTGAATCCTATCACCAAAAGAAATAGGCTTAATTCCCAAATCGCTTAACAAACTAGAACCTGCACTCTCAATGCTAATTACAAAGCTATCAGGAGATGCTACACTTGTAGTTGTAGCAGTTGCTACCTCATTTGTAACATTCTCTGTTTTTACTTCAGTAACAGGTGTAGATTCATTAGAACCATTAAACATAGCATCAAAATTTTCAATCTCAGACATAATAATTCTCCTTATTGGAAACTAAAATATATTGTAATAGCAATATGCTAACTACCAAAATTAATAATCTAAATCATCTACATTAACAGTAGGCACATCATCATATGTATCATAATCAGAATATGTCTCATATGTAGTAGTTGGAATATCTTTTGCTGTTGACAAATCAACACCATCTAATGTAAACGTATTAGATTTACTAGAATACTCTTTAACACCAACAGGTCTGTTTTGATTTTGAATATTCTGAGTATGCGAAACCTTAACTGGCTCTATCTCAAAACCTAAATCAAACCTATTAGATTCATACACAGTAGCTGTTACATTATTAGAAGTAGTATTGCTACCTAAAACTTTACTACCCCTCTTTCTTGTAGTTACATCTAACTGCTTTTTAACATCATTACTCATCTTACCAAGAACCTTAGTATAAATGCCTAATGAGGTGAAAACAGATAAGTCCTTAATAGAGTTCCTTAGAACGTCCATATCTACATCAGATAAAGCGTAATCAGGATTATCTTTCATAGTGATAATTAACGTACAAAAGTTTTGTAGCGAACTATCATTAGGAAAGTATTCTTTAAATTCATGTACTAATCTGTCCTTAAAAGCATTTTCTCCCATAAGTCTCCTTTCATTTCATAATACAATAATCTATTCATTAACAAACCTAACAGCATTAATTGTATTAAGTTTATTATTAGCATTTTTTATTAAGTCAGAAATCTGAAATTTATGCTCAGTAAACTCATCATAGTATCTACTAACTTTTGATTTTAAATTAGCTACTAACTGATAATCTGACTTTGTTGTTACTTGTAAATTTTTCATCTCTGATAAATTTTTATTAACAACACTAATACGTAACTTCAAATCATTTAACACATCTATAGTACGTATTAATCTCTCTGAAACCTCATACTGTAGTTTAGGACTACGATACAAAGCTTCATAAGTAGGCAAGTCTATGATTTTTCTATTTTCTACCAAATACGTGTCATACACTTGATAGATTCTATCTTGTAAATCTTTAGCAACCTTATTCATTTCTAATTCAATTTCAAGTATAGACATTACATCATATTCCCCCTACCTAATTGCATTAACAACCATAAAGTACGATACTCTCTATCAGATTCATTCTTACACTCCATTGTGTAAACTTTCTGAATAATTGGTACAATCAACTTATCATATGACTTATTAAAATCAACTAGTAATCTAAGATACTTGCCACTATTAGTAACAACATCTTCTAAATTTCTAGACTTTTCTAAGAAAGATAGTACACCACCAAATATCATGCTATCAGAATATACCTCACGTAATTCTAAATATGTCTTTAATATATCATGTCTAGATTTACCTAGTACGCAATATAAATCCCATAAAGATATGTCAACAGAATCAATCTTAGACCTACCCAATACCCAAAAAGATTTAAAGTACTTAATGAAATCATATTCTGTCATAGAAGTTAACATTGTATGTGTCTTATCACTAGGCTCTTTATTAAATCTATCATATAGAACCTTAATAGCTATATCCCTAATAGTCATATCAATATCTTGAATACCTATGTTATTAATTGCTATAAAGCTTCTAGTGTTTTCTTTTAATGACTTTACAACACTAGAATTAACTTTACCAACAAATATAATATCAGTATTCCCATCTAAGATATTGAACTCAGTACGTAATTCATAGTTAGGGTACATGAAACAAACTAAATCTAAATAGTTTATTCCCTCTTTACTATCCTCAACTTTCACTACTTTGTTGATTAAACTATAGTCACCCATCAAATCACCTATTTTTAGTACCAACCATTAGATTTATTAACCTACTATTAGTGTATCCATATTTATCACCAGCTTGCTGTTTGATGGAGTATAGACTAGGACACATATTAGCCATAATCTGTACCTCATCAAACTCACTCATCTTATCCTCTCGTGTAGAATTCTTCTCATTTATGTATGCTATTGTATCAGCAACACTAGAGAAATTTAAATTCTTAACAACGTCCCACCTCTTAACAATTATCTTCATCCTAGACATGATAATTGGCGAGATTTTATCACCATAAGATAAAATGATGATTGGCAACTTAGACTCCTCAATGAACTTTAATAGTGAGTTTTGACCTACATGAGATAAAAAACCAATACCATCTAATACTAAGAACTTACTATTTACATTAGAAATTCCTTCATACGAATCTATTAAATTCCTTACGTCATCTAATGTATACACACGTTCTATTGTATCTTTATATACTTTTTTAAACTCAGTAACATACTTACCTATCAAAAGACAAGGACACATCTCTACATGTTCTAAGAGTTTTTCTATGAACACATTCATATCTAATTTATTGTAATTCATATAATGCACCTCAAAACATTAGATAATAAAATTTTAACACTATCTTTACTTAAAGTAAAGTAAAAATTATAGTAGTTGTGATTTTAAGAACTCTTCTTTAAGAATACAAGCATCCTTTAATTTATCATATCTAAATCCGATAAATACACAATGTGCGAACCTACCATTTTTAGTAATTTGTTGCCCATCAATCTCTACAACTTTACCATAGTATTCCGGTTTAAGTACTGTCTTACCATTTACAACAGTTCCCATATTCTTACGCATATCAAGATTGAAACCACTGAACTTACCAATCTCTCTAACTTCCTGTGTACCATCTTCTTTTTCAACATACACAGAAACACAGATAGAACCTATCATGTTCTCAAACGCAGAACCCTTATTACCCAACTCATAGCCTGTAATAAAAGCATCAATAGTATCACCAAATGAAAAAGTTATATCGCCACTTACATCATCTAATGTATCAAAAGCACTTAAAGACGATTGAGAATTAAATGCACTCAGTGAATCTGATAAAGACCTCTTACACTTAACCCAACCTTTAAAATTCCTAGTTGTATCAGGTACATACACACCATCTAATCGTTTAGCAACTGTACCCTCTAACCCTAGACTAATTAAATGCTTATAAAACTCTTTCTTATTATCCACTACGTATTTAACAGGTCTAGCATTAAAGTTAGCACCAACTAACATATCAATAATTGATGATAAATATTCCCTACGCTCATACAAAGGAGTATCCATTATCCACTTATCATCACAGTAAATGCAATCAAATGCATTAAACACTAAGTCTAAATCATTAAAATCTTGAATATCTAATGCCCTATCAGTATTAGAACCTAAGATAGATGTAACTGCTTGTAACTGAGAACTTGTATCTACTCCATAACCATCTAACACAGTACATATATTAGGGTTATCTGATGTCAACTCACAATCTAAAATAAAAGTTCTATCTAACCTACCATATGAGAAATCTTTAGGTAATTTAACTTTTTCAGTAAACTCTATGGGGAGCAAGTCAATATCACTATTATGTCTACTATATAAGTGAATACCTGTACCATCGTTAATAATAAAACATCTAACACCATTTAACTTCTGTTCCATTGACCAATTATCTGAATCCCACACCTCTTGTTGCTGTTCTTCTTTAAAAGAATCAATCCTACCAGCCAACATAGGTGATTTTAACTGTAGCATTAACTTTAAATGCTCGGGAGTATTTCCAACACTACCATATCTAATGGAAAGATTATGCTCTCTAATTGGTAGTATGTAATCTTCTTTCTTTAAAGACTTACCATCTTCTCTACTAGGAATATTGATGCCACAGTCATAAGACATCTGCTTTAACTCATTTAAAGTTCTACCAACACTAATTGCCACAAGAAATAACCTCCTTTAAATTAAGTAAAGCATCCTCATTTAAAGAGATATCATTACCCATAATATCGCCAATCTCAATATTTAGAGATTTACATAATTTTAAGATAGTAGATACCGATGGACAAGTCTTTGAACCCTTGCCCATCCTTAAATCCTCAATCCTACATACTACATCTCGACTAATACCAGTTAAATTAGAGAATTCAGATATTGTTGTTTCTAGTACATTAACCCTAATGTATCGAACATTCTTACCTAACTGAACTAACTCTAACATATCACTCATTAGCAACACCACACTTAATAAAAGAAATTAATGAATTCTTATCGTAATCATTGTCAACTTTGTTATTGATAATATCAAGAATATCATCAATAGAACCATCTAACCTAATACCATATCTAGCTAATTTACCATTCATTAAAGCATTAGAAGTAACAAACTCATAAGCATCATCAACAATATGATAAATATATGTAGATAAACTAGAATTATTCTTATCTAGTACCATATTAGACATTCTACGTAAAATAACTAAACAATCATCAATATCACCAACATCTGATAATAACCAACTCAATGGTACTTCATTAAAGCCTTCAACTTTACCCATATCTACCAAAGACCATTTATTACCAATGTGATAAGCAACATCTAAACGCTCAACAGCACTACCCAGCTTCTCATCTTCATAACTTGCTAAGTATACTTTAACTTGATTAAATTCACCTTTAGTAATGTTAAATACTTTTGACGTATCAACATACTTAACTAAATCATCAAATGTTAAGCTATCAAAAATAAACTCTTCCATGCTAATCTCCTAAGCTAAATCTGGCTCAAAATGATACCCTAACTCAGAATCATCCTCAACCATATGAAAATCGTACACTCTACCCATAGACCATCCAACAGATGGGTCAGTAATAATTTCTACTGGCCACTCTGGTAACTTAACAGATTGTGTTTCTTTAATAATCTTTAATATACGCATCAATTTAGTAGCACGTATTGTGTAACCAATTTCATCGTGGATAGCAACCCTCCAAGCAACATCGTTCTTGAACTCTTCATTATTAAATAATGCTCTCCACAACTTAATCATTACCATTTTAAGAATATCACCAGCAACACCTTGTACACTTGTATTACCAGCACTACGATTAGCAAAACCTATCTGTTTATTCTCATAATAGGAACGTAACCTACGTGGTCTACCAAAGAATGTCTGTAACATACCTTTACGTCTAGCACTATAGATTAACCTATCTTGCCATTGGAATAATGTAGGTAACGCTTTCTTATACTTATTGTAAAAATCTTCTGCCTCCTGTAAAGACTTAAATCCATACCTACTATCTGCATATAGTGAATGAGAACTAGCACCATACAAAATAGAGAAATTGGCGTACTTTGCCATCTTACGATAATCCCTATTATAATGCTCCTCACCCCAGATAGCTACAGCAGTATTACCACATACTGATGTCTTACCATTCCTACGTACAAATAATAATGTACTAGGTACTGCAAAACACACGGATTTAACAGGTTCATCATACTTAATAATTTTAGTATTCTTATTTGAACCCCTAACATCTCTCTTACCACTAACACAGTTAAGTTTGTACAAAGAAACATTATATCTATGAGAAACATCTTTAATATTAGTTGAGTACCCTAAATTAATAAGAATTAACTGTAACTGCTCTACTAGTTTTTTAGACTGTACTAAAATGGTTTTAGAGTTCTCTCTACCCTTTCTGTTATCATGTAAACCATCACCATCATACATAGCTAAGAAGAATTTTTCTAATAATCTATCACTAAAATGTAACATCTTATCAGACAAAACCCTATCTTTTTTAAGATTACCACCTATATAGCTAACAATAGTATCAAATAAAGATGAACTTGTAACAGAAAAGACATGAAAATCACCATTTAATGTAGAAGTCTTACCACAAATATTAATTTCTTTACCTTTACAAATAGTGACTTTTTCATCAAAAAGATTTCCTAATCTAGCATTAAGTTTTTGCATCTTAGACAATACTTCTGGTTTTGCCTCTGACTGAGAAAAGTACACAGTCTTAGAACCATTACTACGTAAACATGTACCACCATCAGTAATAACATACCCAAGAAGCTCTACAAAATCATCAACTGAAATATCATACCCCTCTTTATGATATGTACTACCTATATGAATAACTCCACTATCTACAATATCATCTGAACTTCTAAATACTTTAGTAGATACAGGACTACAGATTGTACGATAGGAATGTTTCTTATATAATTCATCTGCACGTTTAATATACCAATTATCCCTACCTTTATCATACATACGATGATTAGGTGTAACTAATAAATCAGTATTATTACCAACAAAATGATACATTGTATCTGTTTCATTGAAATATGCATGACCAGCTTTAACAAACTCTAATTCTTTAGTATCTTCATTATATTGTGCAATCTCAGTATCAATACCAATATGCTCATAAGTTTTCCAACCATCTCTTGTTAAAAACTCAGTATCTAAAGAATAACACCTCTTATGAATGTCATCCCCATGTACAAAAGCATCAACCCAATTAGGCTCACGGCTTAAATTAGCGGCAATACGTAACTCCTCAGCGGCATAATCAAAACTTGTATATAAAAATTCATCATCTCCACTATCTTCTAACATCTTAGGTGATATAGCCATACGTATATTTAAATCATCATCCATACCCTCAACCCATCCAATATATGTTGGGTCATCAGGTATGATATGTTTACCATCCTCATCATAAGAAGAATACACAAACTTATACCCCATGATGATATTATCTTTCTTAGAAAATAAATTTCTATCACCTAAGTCAAATACGTCTTCCATCTTTACATGTGGCTTGGGTAATGAGTTATGTGTAATAAAACCATTCACACAATATCGATGAGTTACATCTACATGTATATCGTAAACTTCTTCTTTACCAACATACTCTATTGACTTTATCTTAACCCAACCAACTACATTGTCAAAATCAAGTGAGTTACGAGTATTGAGACTATTACTAGTAAAACCAATATCAACAGAATTAATATTTATAGCTACGGAATCACCAACATTCAAGTCTTTAAGTTCTCTAAAAGCAGAAAAAACTACACTACTATATAGTTGATGCTTATCAGTACAAATCAAAGTCTTACCATCACACAAAGTAACTTTATAAACATCTTGAATACCATTATTATAGGTATTAAGAACTTCCCTAAAAGATTCACCATCCCAAACATTATCACCAACTGAAATGTCCTTAATGGTCTTAACACCTCTATCAGTAAACAATTCAGATGAACCAACTACGCATTGGGCGTTAATGGGACTAAAGAAAGAATTCTTCCCATCCTTACCACAAGCAAGCCTTCCAGTTGGTACTTCAGTAGTTTTATAAGCGAACCTACAATAACCCCTACGTTCATACTCTTTCAACAAAGGTTTAATATATGAAGATATTAATTTAGCTGTTTTCTTATAGTTGATATACGACTTCAAAGCAGGGAACTTTTCTACATACTCTTTAGGTAAATCTGCCAATATTTTAATACCAACTGACATAGTACCCTTAGAAGTACGCTCACCAGTATCAATTCCCAACCTCTCAAAAGCTTGTGCAACTTGTACAGGTGAATTCAAATTAATCTGCCCACCTATCATAGCATACACGTCTCTCTCCATTTTATCTACTCTATCAGTAGCTATAATGTAAAGATTTTTAAGTACATCACCATCCAACCAAATCCTCTCATTCTCATAATGTAATAAAGGATATAACATCAGATTATCGAATTTAGCAGAATGTTTAGCCTCTGTAAAATACTTAACTGTAGCAGTTGCAAGTAAAAATGTACACAACGCATCAGCGGCAGCATAAAATACTGTATCTTGATTTTCAGATGGGTTTAGGTAAAAGAATGAACCAGCATTTTCAATTACTTCATCAAAATGTAATTGCTCGATTCCCAAAAAATGTAAACTAGACCATTTAAGACTAGGGTATTTCTGATTAGTATCTGCTAACCACACAGGAACAGAAACATCATAATAATCAACTTTAGACATATCAAACTTAGCATACATCCAACGTCTTTTATCTAAATCAGCTTTATTCTCTTTATACCCATAGTATTCCATAATCCGTGCATCATAACGCATATTATACATGAATACCTTCTTAGCTTCACACATACGCTCATAGATGAATTTTACAGATTCCTCACCTAAATTACCCCCATACTGAAAATGATATACAGGCACATAATATGCCGTTTTACCATCTAAACAAAAAGAGTATCCTACCAAGTCAATCTCTTCAAAATCTAAACCTGTTGTTTCAGTATCAAAAGCCATATAGTAGTCTTTTTTATCTTTAAAGATACTCTCTAAGTCTTCCATACTTTCAACTAATACAAAGTTAAAATTCTTATACCAATTTTCTATCTTAGGAACAGCCCCAACCCAATGTTTATAATCACTCTTAGCTTTCTCATTAGCCATAGATAGGTTTTATTCCTTTCTTTTAAATCTACAATTAAACATAAGACCTACATAGTAATCTAATCCACCACCACTCATGAATACATCTGAAATATGTACACATAAGTCATCATCTTGAAGAAGAAAACTAATTGTCTCACTTATATCTCGTGATACATACCCAACATGATATGTTCCACTATAACCATCAACAGACAACATAACTTTTACAGCATGCTCATCATGAATATTGTCAGGCTCACGTACTAACTCTAATATAACCTTATCAACCATATTATTATCTAGTATAACCTGTAACACATCTTGTGCTTTATACTGAAAAGTGCTACCAACCAACTTTAATGTGAATACACAATCAGTAATATCACATGATAAATTCTGTAAAAACAAAGGTAACTCTCTACTCATTTTGAAAATCCACCCCTTGTATTTACTAATAACTTAGTTTTAGAGAAAAGTATCTTAATTGCATACCTCTCTGACAATACACCCATTATAGGATTTTCAACTATAACACCTCTAGACCTAAGAGTTTTAGCAAGCTTTAAAAATCTATCGCTCCTAGCCAACAATACTATTTTATTTGTACCTAATGATAGACATAAACGATACAGTTCTTCAGCAACTATATTACACCAACTAGTATTTTGTATGATATCCCTTAAAGTAACAGAACCTTCTAATATATCGTCTTGATACATTACACCCATACCAGTTAAATATACGATATCCATCTTCTCTATATCTGAGTATTCTACCAATAACTTTAAAAAAGTACTCCTAGTTAAATAATCAGCAACTCTTTTATTTTTCTTCTTACTTGTACCCCTAGTATGTAGTGGTATTACTGCAAGTCCATTACCTATAACAGGAACATTAGCCATTGATTGACTCTAATAACACACAATCATTTTCTACACCTGTAGATTCATTAATTGTTTTATATTTATTGAAGAAATCATCAGATGAATTGAACTCTTCCCCAATAATACCACTAATATCTGAATTAGTAATCTTAACCTTACCATTAGGTAAACGAATAGCTGTAATTTTAGCCATAGCATTTTCTCCTTTTTAAAATAAAAATAGGTATTGTAGTTAATAATATTTTCTACATTACCTATTATACTTAATTTTAAGTAACTTTACAACTACAAATTACTTAAAATTCATACTATTTTATTCTTGAATTAATGATAAGACCTTATATAAAGCGTTTTTATACTGCTCATACGATACCTTACCAACTTTAAAAGTAGATAATACATTTTTATTGTAGTATTCCCATCCTGTATCCTCTACTACAACATCCTTAACCTTTTCATCATGCTTACCAATATATGATAATCTCTCTTCCTTAGATAGGGTAGACCATATCTTCTTAAAGATTAAATTTACATCCTTACCAAATAAAATCTTTAAAGCGTGATAAGAACTGTAGACTTTGTTTTCAGAAAAGCAATATAACAAATCTGTATCTGAATGATACTTAGCAGACGGTTTACCTGTGATATCGTCATCATGAAAAGGACAATACATAGTAGAGCCATCAATGTAACATCCATATTCTTTCAATAAATCACTAAGCCTAAAGTAATGATTTATTACATCAACTTTAACTAAAGGATTTATCTCACCAACTAATGTTTTATCAAAATCACTACCACTAGTCTTATTTGTATTAACTAAACTATTATCTACTTTAGAGATATCAACCCCCATGTCAAATGAGTTTTCTTTTTTAGGTTTTTCTTTATTTTTAAACCCTATGCCATCAACATCAAATAGTCCCATAAATCAATCCCCACGCATAAAAATAAGAGTGTACCATAGAAAGATACACTCTTATTATACACTATTTTTTTCTAATGTTAATACCTAATTTTTTAGAGTTCTCAACAATATCTTCAACTTTACTAGATACATCGTCAATTTTATCATCTACTGTATCAGTAATGTTATCTACTCTATCAGTGATACCATTAACTTCTGTATCTACTTTAGAAGAAACTTCATCAACAGTATTATTAACTGTATCTACTACTTTATCTTGTGTAGAAGTAACAACACTATCAATACTCTTACCCAAGAATAAAACTCTAATACATTCAATCAATTTATCAATAAAACCCATATGAATCACCTAGATTCCTAACTCATCAGACAACATTTGAATCGCCTTAGCTTTCTCTTCCCTAAACCTATGATTTAAGTTTTCCCTCAAAGAAGAATTATTCCACTCTGTAGTCATACAAACGTCATAAATAGATGTGATTAAATCGTAATCAAATCGTTTCTCATCTACATAAGAAAGATTTTGTAAATCAAGATTTAATTTCTCACCCATAATTACTAATGCATCTTCAAACATCTCTACAATATTACCAGTACCATACTGAATTGCCCTAGAGAAAATTACATCTTTCATAGTCTCACTATGATTTTCAATGTTAAATAAATGTTCCCTTAACAACTCAACTGATACATCATAATACTTATGTATAGCATATGAATGTTGCATGTTATAAAAATTCTCATAGTCATTATTAGCAAAATATGTCCATGCGTTGTCAAAGTCATATGAACCAACAGCATACTTATCTAACTCTTCTGCAATCCAACTATATTCTGAATTTAAACCCCATGCAATAAAATCATCAACTGAACCCACATTACTAGCTAATTGGTACATGCCATATGACTTTCCACCATAATCTCCCTCACCTGTAGAGATAGCACCGATGTCGCCATTTGATTCATACTCTTTGCTTAAATCACCAATCATAAAACATCTCCTATAAAGCATACGCATACTAAAACAATACCTACCAAAACAAATTATTTATCAATGTGTAATGGTAACTTAGGAGATTTACTCCCATCAGAACCAACATTGACTTGAATACTATTATTTGTTACTGGTGTTTTATTATCCTTATCAACAGAATCAGGTACACCATCGCCATCTGAATCTGTAAATAAACCGATAATTGCCATTAAACACGCAACAGCAGAAACACCTGTGAGTATACTAATTAACTGTTCTAACCTCGGTAAAAACTTTAGTATCATATCAGGCTTATAATCATAAAATACACCTAAAACAACAAACACTATATCTAATACTATTGGTAACAACCAAATAAGAGCAAGTATTCCTATGAAAACTTGAATTTTCTTAGGAATACCACTCTTAGCATTATTTAATAGTGTTTGGAAGATAGGTGTAACATTCTTTAAACCATTAAAGTCCATAAGATACACCTCTCACCAATACTATCTATTTTATGAATATCTTATGTATATTTAATTATTATCTATTATAAGTGGTCTTCTTGCGTATAAGATTGACCATCCCATGTCTCGAATGTTTTTGTTTTGAGATTATACTTATTTGTACCTTTAGGGAATACTACAACCTCACCTGTCCACAAAGTAACACCAATAGGCTCCTTAGCATCAACCATACCTACAAAACCCTGTTCAGTGGCAAGGCTAACATTAGCAGGTGTGAACTTATACGTATACCCCTTAGATACAAATGAATTTACATAGTCATAACTCATCTTAATGCTAGGGTATACACCACCAACATCACGATACCCCTCAGAAGTAATAACTTTAACACTAGAAGGTATTACAGTATCATTGTTTACAACACCAAAATCTTCAGTGTACATTTCTCTATCCCTATAAAACTCAGGAGAATCCATATACGTAGTTAAAACAGTCTCATCATCATTTAAAGAATAAATATATTTCAACTTCCTATACAATACATCCCCAACAATAGAGCTATCATAATCCATATAGTATTTTATACGTTTACCATATGGATTATATCCACCCAAAACATTAGGAACAACATTAAAAGTATCATCATTTCTAGATGTAGAATATTTATTAAACCTAAGACTATTACCATTAACAAAAACTTCTACCTTACAACTAGTTAAGTTGTTACCAACAGATTGAATATCAGTCAAGAATAAAACAAGAGTCCTTTCATCATCTTTTCCCATTAAAGTATCATTATATGCTGGGAGTGTTTTTATAACACAATTTACACCATTCTCAGGATGAATAAACTCACTTGTATACAAAGAATCATCAGCTCCAAATAAAGTATATCTATAAGTTAGTCTTGACATGTCCACACTGTTAGAGATAACAAACCCAACTAAACCCAAAGCCCTTGACATTTCTTTATGAGTAGTTCTACCTAAATTTGCTTCAACAATACCCAATGTTTCAGATAGAAAATCATATGCACCCTTAATATCACTAGGACTATTATACCCTAAACTCTTAACGAACTCTAGGATAATCTCTCTCTTATTGTCCTCTGTAATAACTGAAACACTCCCTGTCTCAATAGAGTCAATTTCACTATGATAATTAGCTAACTCACCACTACTATGAACACCTTTTCGCTCAATAGCCAAAGCAATTTTGCTGATGTTATCAACTAACACAGAAAACTCATTATCAATCTTGTTTTGTACTGACATAAACTTACCCCACTAAATAAAAATTAAGAATATAAACATAAAGATTTCTTTAGTATGCTAAAAGTATCCTTATATAAACCTATACTCCACCAGGACTCTCAGTATTATGAGTTTCAGAACTTGTATGCTCTGAAACTCTGTTGATATTCTCTAACCTAGAAAGTATACTATTTAAATACTCATCAGTATTAGGGCCTAAGTTGACACTACTAACTAATCTATATGTATTTGTTTCTGAGTCTAGAACGTATAATACACCATTCATCTATATTACCTTTTTAAACACCAAGTGCGTTTAATTCTTCATCAGTGATTGTAGAACCATCATTTTTTATAATTAGTGTCGCCCCATTATAAACTATAAAATTATTCACAATATTGGAATCTGTCTTAGACGCATACTCTGTTGTTGCGATAAGGTATCTTTCATATAATTTACCAGAATCCTTAGTATAGTGGAAATACAATTTATCATTTTCAAGTTCTAAAACACCTGCATATTGACCATCGGATAAGTCAACTATTTTTGTGTAGAAAGTCATCATAACTTTAACAGGTATTTTTATCTTTTTACCAAATTTGATTATTGCATTAGGGCCTTCCCCAAAATTCGAGGAATTTAAAGTATCAAATACTTCAGGTTTTTCTGTATAGGTTTTAATTGTAACCTTACTCGACCCAATCATAACAGGTCTGTCCACTGTATTATTTACATTAACTTGTTGTCCTAAATCTCCACTATCTTCATTAAGCCTAAACGTATTTTGTTTCAAAATATAGAAATTATCATTGAGTGAGCGTTTTTTAAGGTCTTTAATTGACATTGTAACACTATGTTCTTGACCATTAGTAGTATACTTAATTACAACCTCGCCATTAATGTTTTCAGATTCTTGTGGCTGTAAACTTAATGTTAGAGTATTATAATTGATAACACCACAATTTTCACCATCAGCTGTTAAAGTATAACTACTATATTTTGGAGTTTGAGTTATACGATTTTTATATTGTCCATCTGCAATTTTAACACTCTCGATAGTATATAAAGAATAAATCTTTACATTATTAACACCTTTAGTCTCAAATGTTTCAGTTACACGACCAACAGACTCAATTCTACTTGAATTTGTCTTCCTAAACACATTCGCAATACTCAAATTATCTATTAATGACTGATAGTTAGAACTATCACCTGTAGGTGAATTATAACTATTAATAGAACTTACTACCTCTGTATCTACAGTAGTATTACTAATAATTCCTTTAGAACTTAGTGCAGTCTTAACATCAGATTTAAACTGAGTTAATGCTTGCTTATCAGACTCTAAAATCTGATTACTAGTCTGTAAAGTTTGGTTATCAGATTTTAATGTTTTGTATTTAGTAATAAACTTATCTAACTCATTAACAATATCTTCAACTATCATATAGTCCACTCCTACAATTTACTATTAATATCTTTTAACTTATCTAAAACATCTTTAAACATCTTATCAATCTCAGAATTCCTATAGATAACCTTTCCATCTTTATTAGCACCAACACCATCTAACTCTTTAGTTGATAGAATAGTTCGAGAGTTATTTCCATCCCACCAAGTTAAACGACTGGCTGAAAAAGCTAAAGGTTTGTCTTTATGACCTACCTCAGTGCCATTACCGCTAGATAGTTTAATCAATGCCCATTTACTACCATCAGTATCTAAACCATACAAAGGAACATTATTCTTTAGAGGCGGTAATTCAGTTATAGTTGCAGTCCCTGTATCACTACCACCACTTAAAGAACTAACATCTACTCTTGATTTAGTATTGTTTGAATGAGTTAGTACTAATTCCCTAGCACCACTATCATATTCAATAGATACTACTGGATGTACATCATTTTCACCATCAGTAGGCTGTATCCATAACAAAGGTTTATTTTCACCTGTAGGCTCTGTCTTAGAGAACTTAACTAAATCATCACGAGTAGGTACTTTTATCCTACCTATTTTAACTCTTGCCACCTACTTAATCTCCTTCCAAAAGCCTATAATATCAAAAATATACCTCTTATTATTGCCCTGAACACCCCAACCCTTAATATTTCTAGAGTTAGGTTCAACATAAATACTATTGTTATTAACATCAACAGCTGTTTCTATCAACCTTGTAGGAACAGGAGCATTTGCTGGTAATGTAGCAATAGTACCACCATTACCACTATTCTGTGTCATCTTGATATCCAAGTGTAGCTTACCAAAACCACTGATAGGACTATATTCTAAATAACCCCTACCTGTACCTGCTGCACCAGGAACTGCAACGCCCCACACAACATCATAAATCTTAGTAGTACCATAAGCAATAGTACCAGTCTGTGTATTTGTTGTTGGTGTATTACTTACCTCAGGATATGTAATATCAACATACACATCACCATTATTTTCTACAGTAAAGTCAAGAGTTGGAACACCACTAGCTTTAGGTATTTTATTCTCTACGACCTTTAATTCTTCTTTAGTAGCTAGTCTAGAAGTGTCAACATTAGAACCACTACCACCACTAGAAATAGAATTTACCCTTGTCTTAATATCTTTGATATCTCTACCAACAGTCTGTGCTAATGTCTGTATATTCTGCACTAATTGTGTATTAGTATCAGCCATAAGCAATCACCTACTAACTATCACGTGCTGTCGTATATACACTCACTAAATCCACTGTAGGGTCACCAATACCTAAATTAGAACATGCTTGTTGTTTTTGAGCCGTAGATAAAGACTGTGCTTGACTATAATCTAATTTGTTAGCAACAGATGTAGTTAACGCTGTTGTAACTGTTTTATCACTCTTTAATGCTTCTTGAACTTCCTTAAATGTATCCATAGTCGCATCAGCACCATTAACAAGATTAGTAACAGCCTCTTGAATTTTATCTGTTAACTCTTGTTTAGTTGCCATAATACTTAAATCAACGCTAGCTTTAATAGTGCCATCTGCATCTAATGTAATACCACTACCAGCTGTTAATTTGTTTTGTTTAGTATCTAGTTTAGTATTTAAACCTACTGTAGTTGTGTAGTCACCTAACTTAGTTGTCAAAGCACTGTTTTCAACATAATCTGACAAGTCTACAGTAATCTTAGTTAAACCTGTGCCAGTATCCTTATTAATTGAAATTTTACCCTCAGCAGTTAACTTATCCTGTTTAGCTTGTAACTTTGTATCAACAGCTTGCTCTGTTACAGCACCACCCTGAGCAGTAACGATATTAGCTTTAACCTCGTTGATAGCTTCAACGATTGAAGATTGATTAGTCGTAGACAAAGAGCCTAACGTACCAATTTTATCATCTGTAGTTTTTACAGATGCTTTAATATTTTTTACATCCGTACCCAACTGAGTCGCAAGATTCTGTAAATTATCCTTTAAATCTGCCATTAATTTTCACCCTTAGCCAGTAAATACAACGCTGTTAAATCAGAAATATTCTCACCCTCATTAACAACAATCTTTTCTGTTGAAACTGATATCACATTTGTCTCTTCATTTAATAAGATACCATTTCCAGCAATTAACTTATCTTGTTTTTCCTTTAGCATATATTTAACTTCATCTTTAGTAACCTTAACTCTATTAGAAGTCTCTAATGTACCATTATTAGTATTTATCCCATTATGTGAAGTGATATTAACATAATTTGAGTTGATACTAACTTTATTGAACGTACCACTAGATTTAATTATACCCTCATTCATTCTGTAAATACCTCATCACATATCTGTTTTAATACTCTGAAAGGATAAATCCGTGTGCTATAAATATTTGTATCATTTAGTAACTTATACCGAAGTTGTACATTAACAACACTAGGACTGAACATATATGTCTCTAACTCACTTAGAGGTACATACACTAAATTAGTCGTCTTATTAATTTTTACATCTTCAAGTTTTTTCTTCAGTACGGTGATACCTTGTGAGAAATACACAATTAAACTATCTATATTCTCAACACTAATACCCCTACCCATGCTAATTTCAAGAGTAGGGGTAGTACCTCTAAAAAAAGTATTGCTTTTCATGGAACTACCCCCTACCTTTGTAACACTACCTATATATAATTTAATAACAAACAATGATTATGAATTTAAAATTAAAATCTAATCAATCCACAACTCAGCACCATTTGTAAATTTAATCCTGTCAACAGCTTCTAATGGACTAGCACCACCTAAAGGCTTCCAACCATCAGTGCCTGTATTATTAAGTGCTATATAAGACTTACCACCACTCACAGCTAACTGACCAACAAAGTCAGGTTTAACTTCTATAGACAACTTAACTAACTCAGCCTTCTTAACAAATGCATCATCTGTTTGTTTCTTAGAATAAATCGCACTCCCATAATGTTTGGTAGATAGTAATGAATATGATGCATCACCACCATCCCACGTTTTAACATCTTTACCAATTAAAATAGTATTAGTCGATTTATCACCAATTTCAGACGAACCAGATTTGCCAACCTTAGCCAAGCTTATCTCTTTACCATCAGCAGTTAAACCAAGCAATGGTGAATTGTTAGCAAGCAACAACCTATTTACTTTCATATTATTGATGTGTATAGAGTTGAATTTATTGTGCATACCACTAAAGATATGAACATTATGTCCTTCTAACACAGCAAAATATACTACACCATTCTTAATATCAAAGTCCTCAATCTCATAAGCCTTATCTATATCAACTACAGTCTTAACATTACCAAACACGTCAAATTGGAATATTTCATGTAAACTAGCACACATAATTGTACCATTATAGAACATAGCACCATTGTTATTATAGTCTTTTGTTAAGAAATCAACATCAAACTCTTTTATAACAGCAAAATTGCTATCTAGAATATATACATGTCTAACTCCTGTAGTTCTATCGCCAGGCATAATAGAACAATAACACTTAGTGATAGGGTCATATGCAAAATTATATTTCTTAACCTGTGCAGAATCAGTATGTACACCTGTAATAGAATAGTTATTATCTAACTTAGCCATCCTAAATGGATTAGAATTAGTATCACCATTACAAACATATAAGATATTAGTGTCTTTATTATATGTCATCGTGTTACAATGACCTAACTTTTCTACATCACTAAAATCTACTCTACGTTTTTGAGTGTTTAAATCATCACCATCTAAAATATACAATACTTGATTTGTATTGTCTGAATTAATAGTAGCAAGTACAAACTCATTTCTATTAGAATTATAAGCAAAACCCTGACACTGATTAACCTTATTTGTATCTAACTCCACAGACCTTACATATTCAATATTAGTAGGTGAAGTAATGAACATATCATCATTCTTAATGAAAGGAACTTTATTATTAAAAGAACCTAATACAATAACATCCTTACACTCACCAATAAAGATGTTCTTAGACAACTTATATACACCAGGACTAATAATTAAGATTTTACCCCTCGCATCATTAACGCACTGCTCAAACTTAGCTGTATCATCAACAACACCATCAGCACCCATCTTATACTCTTCTGTAGCGACAATGTCGCTATGACCAGTCCTAAGATTAGCTAACCTAGTATCTACAATATTATCAATCTTAGTGTTAATTGCCTTAGAGGATTCTTTAATCTTATCATCTACATCTTTTGCAGTAACAGTAGTAATAGCACCTAACTTCCTCTTAGCCTCATCTATATAGTTATTAACTGTATTAGATAAAGTTGAAGTTGCTTCTGTAACCTTTGTATTTACAACTCTCTTAGCTTCCTCGGTAATAGATAATACTTTAGGGTCTACCTTCTCATTAATCATCCTAGTAACAGCTGTATCAGATAATGTACTACTTAACCTACTATTAATGATAGGTGTAACTACTGTATCAACCCTCTTAGATACCTCTCTAGAAAGACTGTCATCTACAATACTAGAAACCTGTGTTGGAACTGAACTAGCAAGCTGTTTAGTAACCTCTGACTCAACCTTACTAGGAACTTTAGCGTCAAGTTGTTTAGTAACCTCACTAGACATCATAGCAGGCCCCTGTAAACCTACCTCTTTCTGTACAAGCGGCCCTATAGAAGAACCTACATGAGATACTACTAAATCATCAATCTCACTAGAAGATAATTGCCATATAGACTGTTGCGACCATTTACCACTAGATGTAGCACTACCACTCTCTTTACAGAACCACATAGTACATTTATCATCTGAATTTAAGATATCTAAGTTATAGATAATATCCCCTGCTTGCCAAGCATCACCTGTATAAGGACGTTTCTCTGTACCAATAGGATATCTGTAATCATTGTAAATAAAATGTACTACATAATCTTGAAACTTATTCCTATGTACATCGATTGTTAACTTATGAATAGGTGGATTCTCAGGTATAGTAAACTGACCACCACCATTAGCTTTAAGATAGTCGACAACATCCTCTATCTTCTCTTTAGTAAAGTCATCATTTCCTGTGTATAATGACATAGGCACAGTAGGTAATGACTTTAACACATCTTCAAGTGTTAAAGTCTCACCACTATCTGTAACTATCTCAACCATTTTATACGGAATTTTATACATCTATACCTACCTTAAAAATCAAAATCATGAACCCTCGGCCACCCAGTAACACACATTAACTTACAATTCTCAGACCAAGACATTTCGCCAATATTAGTTGAACTTATCAAGCTATCACCGAGTTTTAATTGCCAAAACAACCCATTGGAACTCAGCATATAACCACCAACATTAGGACTTGACCTCTTACCTGCCTCCACAGCAAATTTTAACTCTCCAACATGGAATGAACACGGTGCCATCCACCCAAAACCATCATCAGGTACTAACCAAAAAGTAATTATCTTATAATCTTTAAAAGGTGCTCTAAGTCTCAAATTTCTATTTTTAGCATCATCAGGAGATTTTACCCAATCAAAGAATAAAACATCAACTAAACCAAAGTCATCAGGATAAACCGGTGAAAATTTTCTATCAGCAACAGGATTTTCCCAATTACCACCTCTTGTATACATCTGACCAGAGAACTGTTCAATCCATATCTGCATACTTTCATTAGTATCGTCTATACCAAGAGGTAAATTAATCAACTGACCATATTGTGTAGGCTGATTCTTAAATGTATTATTCTTAGTATAATATGTAGAAAATGTGCCTAACTTATTAATCTCAGAATTTGTTGTTGGTAATGGGAAGTTTTCAGGTTTATTATGTAACATAGCGAAAGATGTATGAGCATGATTATTAGGGTCAATATTTACAAATCTTCCACCTAATGACTCAATAACTCTTAAATCGCCACTAACCTTAGTATCAACAGAGGTACCACTACGATAAGAAATATCCCCACCTCTATAATAGAATAGATTGCCTTGTGAGTTACTTATCAAGTCACCATAACTATAAGTCCCACCTTGTTTCCACTCTTTAACACCACCAATACCATTATTAGAGGATAAATCTAACCAATCTGATTTATTTGAAGAACCTAAAGCAAAACCTAAGCGTTTATTTGTTTTATCATAAGCGAATTGACCTTCAAAATCAGGTTTGTTATCTAAATTACCACTCCGATTAAAATGGTCTATAGATGCATACCCACCAGTACCATCAGAAATGTACCCAAGTTTTCCACCATACTTGGTAGCAAGTTGTGTACCAATAACCTGACCTCTCGTTGTATTAGGATATGTTGGTGTAGTGGCTACGTCTTGAAATCTAACCTGCCCACCACCTGTTGTTTCACTTGATGTGTTTTTAGTTGCGGCACCATTAACATTAATATCACCCTCAGTAGCATAATACATAATACTCACAAGATTATCAACAGTATTTGAACCAACAACAGTTACTGTAGAACCCTCACAAGAACGAATACCATACTGAGCATTACCTTTAAATGTACATGTATCAACTGTAACTATAGACCTAAAAGCATCAATGTGTATAGTTTTAAATGTTGAAGTATTGCTTTTATTTGCAATAGCACTATTAGTGATAAGGAATTTACATCCCTTAAACATAACTGTAGCATCTGAAATTCCAACACTATTGAAACTATAACTTAATTTACTAACAACATCATTTGTGTATAAATTATCTCCTATACTGAATGTGATATTATCAAATGTAACATTATCACACATCGTAACATATGTAGGTGGTAGTATAGCCTCACTATTACCTGTGTTAACAAACCAAACTTTACCTCTCAGACCAGCAAGCCTAAGAATTGTTGATGTACCACTAGCAGGACTTAAAAAATTGTAATTTCTAACGTCTCTAGTATAATCACCAGGTGCTATATTAACACGAATCTCACCCATACTAGTAATATGAGCATACCTTACAGCATCTGTTAAATATTTAAATGGCTTATCTTTATCACCAGTACTATCATTCCCACTATAACTAGCATCTACAAAGATATGACCACCAGACTCAGCTGTTAAATATGCACAATTATCAGGATAACCAACCTCTAATTTTTTATTGTATGAAATATTGTCACTAAGTGAACTATAAGAAATATGTATATCCTCTTTCTGATTAGCTAAGAAATATACATTTGAACCCATATCAAATAAATAAGCTTGATAGTTGAATTTAGTACACAAAGCTAACTGCCACTGATTAGCGGTAATAACAGCATCCCTAGGACGCAACTTTCTAAATGATAATGGCATAGATGCTATTGAGTGATGATTAGACTTTAGCAAGTCAATATTAGATGGAAGTATATCTATATACTCTCTCATTACTTCTTTATCAGCATCACCCTGTGTTAAGAAATTCCTACCAATATAAGAAACTAATAAACAAATAGATGTATTGTTATAATTCTCATTAACCCAACTAGAATTATGTTTGGCTATAGCTGTTGTATCATTATTATGGAATAACAACTTAGCACCATGAAAATCAACCTCACCTGTAGGTGCTGAACTAAATGGAATATTTCTAGTTGTTGCTACATTTTTATGCTCGTCATAAGCATATTTTAAAGCATCACGGGTCATACCATAAGCACCTGTAATACCATTAGGATATTTGGTTACATCTTGTACATAAACCTTACCAACTAAACCCTCATTCATTAAGCGAATTGCATTCCCATAATGGTCTTTGTGCCAATGAGTGATTAACAAGAATTCAAACTTAGTAATACCATTCTCACCCATAGAACGTTTAATTGAATTATAACCACCATCACCTGTTGATTTAGAGAAAGTATCAACCATAAACCAATACTTTTTATCAATACCAACAAAGATACAATCACCTACATCAAAAGTACTAGCATCATCCCCACTCTGCTTAGCACCAAACATAGGGTAAACGACATCTAATGATTTCTCTGATGACACCTCATCTATCTGTGCTTTAATGCTATTAACTAACTCTTTTAAGTCATCAATATTTAAAGTTGTTAAGATATACTCACTACTACCAATTAAGTCTTTTAACTTTTTATCTAGAGCAGTAACACTTGTATTTACTTTTTCATACTCACTTTTTAGTCTTGTCAAATCAGTAACAAGACTTGCAGTTGAGTTGTTTGTATACAAAGAATGAGTTTGTTGTAATGCAGAATATAACTCTACCAACCTAGATTCTAAATTTCTAGCAGAATCATACTGCTCTTTAGCATTAGCTACAACAGAACTTATATCTTGTAAATATTGATGTAAATCATTCTTAATTACATTGGATTTAATCGTAACAATACGAACGTCATCAGTTGCTTTTCTATCAAATAATAACTCAATCTCTGTAGGTGAATTTTCTCGATAATCCCTATCTTTCCACTGCAACACACCATTACAATATACAAATACTTGATTACTATTATAAGGTGTATTTAGTGTAATGACCTTATTATCACTACCACTAAAGTTTTCAACCTGATACTTATCACCCAGAGATAGTATGATATCTCGAAGAATATTGAACTGTTCATCATAAATCTTCCATATCTCTCTAAAGGAGTAACCATTCCCATTTATTGTCTTAAAAGGTTTAATTTCCACTAACTACTACCTCTCTTATACCTTTAACTCATTAATAGCACCAGTAATTGTCTTACTAGTTGTCCTTAACGCATCAGTACCAACTAATGTATCTATCCTATCAACTGTGCGGGATAATCTATCAACTGTACTAGATAATGTATTTACAGTCGTAGATAATGTGTTTACAAAATCCGATATAGACTCTAAAGCTACAATGCTTTTATCTAATCGATTAACAGCATCTACTACATTCTTTGAGTTACGTACTGTTATATTACCACTACCCATTTTATCATTAACAGACTTTAACTCTTCTTTAGTTGCTATCTTTGAAACACTAGAAAAAGAACCATCTCTATTTGTCTCAAACACAACATTCATAGTATGATTTATTCTTGTATCAACAGAAACCATCTGAGTCTCAACCTGTTGTACCCTATCAGGTAATGGAGCGATACTCATACTAGCTAAATCTTTAATTTCTGTATATGTCTGACCAAAACATGCTCTAGTCAAATAATTAGAAACTTTCTCTAATGTCCTAACATCTGTAACACTAGCAACACCCTGAGTATTAGCTAACTCTTTAAGGTAGCTTGATGCTAATGATTTTACTAAATCACCAGCAATATTATTAAAATCACTCTTTAAAATGAAAAGAGTATTACTTTCTGTTTTTGTATACACGTCATCATCAGCCTTAGACTGATTGATAAATGTAATAGGATTGTCTTTGAAGATTCCCTTTAAAATCTCTGAAATCACTTTTATCTTATCGATTGAGTATTTACCAAATGTATCGGGCCCCCAAAGTTCCTCACCATTTTCTGATTCTATTCTTGTTGACATACCCTATATAGCCTCACCCATGATACTATGTGCTATTCTAGAGAAATATTGATTATTAAAGATATAATCACCAACATCTCTCAAAAAACAAAAAGTATCATTATCTCTTCCCTCTAATTTAAAGTGCTTAACACCATTATCTATTAATAAATTAATCTCAGATTCAGACATTGACACACCCAATAAAGGGAAACGCTCTCTGACATCTAAACACCATGTATTAATTGTATCTAATTTATCTTTCTCTAATGAGCAATCCTCACCACTCAGTAATTTCTTACTTAAATCTACCTGAGCAATATAATGTTCACCAGCCTTAGGACAATCAGGGAAACACCTATGATTAGTTATGAACTCAACCCTATCAATATGCTTTAACCCATGAATTAAATTAGCATCATTCCATTTATTAGGGTTCACTACCACAATATCAAATAAATCAAACAACCTATTATAATAATCTACATTATCCTTACCTAACCCAACTTCAACAGACGGCTTAACTTGTGATGAAATTAATTCTAAAGAGTTGTAATTATTGTAGATGTATTCACCTAACAACTCAGATGTCAAAATAATACCATTCATTCTAACACCATACTTTTGATTGTTATCCTCTAAATGTTGCATAAGTTGATTAGAAACGCTATCTTTTAATTCATCCTTAGTTACGTACATAGAAGAAAATGTTAACCTACAACCAACACTTAACTGATTATATCTATCAATAATCTTAAAAGCATCTTCCATTGATGCATCTTTAGGTGTAACCCTACCCCCAACTAATACAGTTGGTATAGTACCAAATACATATTTAACAGGATTGACTAATCCTAATTCTCTCATCACAATAAATAACTTTTGTATATAATCATCATGTGAATATAATGCACCAATATTCCAATCTATGTTATCAGAATTATAACTCTTTAAAACACCCATTATTTGTTGTCCTCTTTTGTATCTTTTAACTCTTCTCGTATAGATGATAACTCACTAGATAAACTCTCTATCATCTGCATTGCTTTATTTAAAGTATCAGTTGTTACTGCTAAATCCTCTTTAGCCTTAGCCAACTCTAACCTAGCATCATAATTCTTTTGCTCTTCATCTGTCTTCTTAAACATCGTACAGAACATTCTTTGTACTCTTTCAGGCATATTAAACCTCCACTCTATCCTATGTAATAAAAATATAGAGATGTAGCAATAACCACATCTCTATACTATCAATACTATATATACTTGAAATCTTAAACTAAAATTATAGATTAAGTCCTATATTCTTTTTCTTTAAAGATACAAGCAAGCTTTTTAACTCTAGGACGATTAAATGCCTGTGTAGTATTTAAGTCAATTCTAATCTTGAAGAACTTAGAACCCCTAGATGCATTATTAGTAACCATACTATTAATCTTATTAATATTCCATGTATACTGTTTAAACTCCTCATCTACATTTGTAATAGAATCCAAAGATACAGTTTTAACAGTATTACCACTAATATTAACAGTAGTATTATCAGTTGCTAATTTTACCCAATCACCATCTTCTTTATCCATATAAAATACTTCCATAGATGTATTTTGTGGTAAAGCGGCTTGATAACTAATCTTCAATGCTTGATAAGGGTTAGCGAAGTTTGTCTCATCAATAGATTTAGAAATATATGTAGATTGTTTACTATCTAAGAATGTACGTAAAGCAACCCTATCTCTAGCAATAAATGGTGAAGTACTAAAATCAGTTGTAATTTCAGCCTTTAAGTCAATATTCCTAGCATAAGACTGTAAATCCCTAAATACCAAAGTATCAATACTCAACCAATCAGACGGAACCTCACCAGCACCTGTTTTAGTGAAACGATAGAACCATTTCAAACCTGTTCTACTAGAAGATACGTCTTTACTATCACTATCGCTATCAACTTCATAAGAAGCATCCAACATAACACCAGTAATATCAGTTAAAGGTACGTTATTAAATACAATCTCACCATTACCTGTATATTGAGTACGATATAATTTAAACATCAAATCAGTACCTTGATGTGCTGTCCATGTACTAGCATTAGAAGAACTGAATAATACACCAGTAGCATATGGGTTAACAACTAATTGCTCATTCTTACCTAAGAATTTATCCCCCATATTAGCTACGTACATTTCATAGTCGTTACTATCGGAAAGTACTACAAAACAATAATACTGCTTAGCATAACAATATACAGGCTGATTCAATACTACCTCAGTAGCTACAGGAACATTCTTATCTGTAGGAATTTTAACATCTTTAGGGTCAATTACTACCTCAGCATAAACCTTTTCACCAGGATAGCCATTAACCATATTGCGAATTTGTAATACAGCAGGTCTTGTAGAAGATTTTTTAGCGAAGTATAAATCTAACTTAACTAAGTTCCTATCATATACATTATCCATAATAAATGACTGTGCCAAAGGGTCATTAGCATATAAGTTATCAACCTCAACCAACACTTTATAATGTTGTGTAACAGCAGTTGTATTTGTAACAGTTGTTGTTAAGATAGTACCATTAGCGGTATAGTTAGCTGTACCTGTATGAACCTCACCATTAGAATTTGTAGCTTGCATTTGAAAAGCTACAGTACCACAAGGAGTTTTATCTGGTACGGTGAATTTACATGTTACAGTACCATTACCATCTGCATTAACTGTTGTATATGTTTTACCCTCAACAACATAAGATGTACCTGTTGTACTTGTGCCTGTAGAAGTTAAACTAATAGGTCTACCATTAAATAAACCTCTAATATTTCTAGCGTTCGGCCCAAAAGCAAAACCTTTAACTTTTACATCCTTAACACGCATATACTCATATACTGACTTAGCTACTGATTCAGAAACACTATTAGAAGTTGTAACCTCACCCTTAGTTGTTGTTTCCTTACGTTCAGTACGCATATAACCTCTAAGATTTTTAGTAGCATTTCTAGACCAATAACCATGACTATATACTTTAGTTGTTGTATCGTATTTAACATCCTCAACAGTATTAAATACATTAATTTTATTCGTGTTAACCCAATTATCGATAGCAGGGTCTAACTCAATCTTACAAAGCGGCCCATAACTAGCATAAGGGTTAACATTCATAGTACCTGTAGCATATGTTTGACTAACTGCCAATACATTTTGATATGGTGCAGAAATAATATTACCAAATGTAGCATAACTATCACTTGACCTATCATCAATCGTCATATCAACACTACCAATAGTGGCAGATGTTGTCAACTCACCTCTATCAAAGTCAATACAAGCTGTATAGGATAATCTACTAGCTGTATCTGTATATGTTAAGTCAGATTTATTGATATTTTCAAAGCTATCAGTAAAGTAACCAGATAGACTTGATAAATCCTCACCAGCCTCAATACTACGTTCCATATCTAAGGATGCAATGCTATCTTCTAACTTATTAATCCTACGCATCATTAATAACAAGTTATCCTGTGTTAACCTAACCCCATCATAATTTGTTACACTAGACAATTTTGTACCACTTGTATTTGTACCCAAAGCATCAGTAGGATATACATCTACATAACCTAATTCTAAATATGCTGATGAACCATTATAAGGAATGATTAAATCCTCAACCCTATCAGGTGTACCCTCAATAACACTCAAATAACCATCGCTATCTAACAAAATTAAATCACGTCTAGCTAGTGTAAAGTTATATGTAAAGTACATCAAAGAGTTTTCTGTAGGTTTACTACCATTATCTAACAATACAATATATGAGCCATCAACTGTATTTTCAACCCTAAAATCTGTACCCTCACGCATAGAATAATTGAAAATATAGTCAACATAATATGTAGTACCTTGTACAGGTTCAGTAGCACCATCACCTGTCAAAGACCAATCCACTTGGTCTGAGTATAATGAGTAATCCCTACCAGCAACGTATACAGTTTCTTTATTGTTTTGTGCGTTTTTAGTATAAACACTAACAATACTTTGTACAGGTGTATTATTTAAAGCCTCTTGACCACCTTTAACATTACCCCTAAACTTACGTTCGCCTGTTACAAGAACACTAGCAGTAAAGTTTTGAATTGATGCTACTGGTGAATTAGAAAGCTTATATTTACGAATTGAAGATTTAAAATAGTGAGATTCACTTGTAACTACCCTAGTAGATTTTGATTTATTCAATAAAATACTACTCATAGCTGGCTTAGTTACGTCATAACCACGAATATAAGCCTTACCAGCACTCACATACAACCGAATCTTGTCACCTTCATCTTCAGTAACAGACTGTAGGTCTAACCCATCTACTTTATAGTTACCATTTTCATCATATGTACGTTTAGCAAGTACATCATTTAAAATGGAATAGTTATCTGTTTTAGCCTCTTTTACTACAACTCCATCATTTAAGTTGTATACTACAGCAGAATAATCACCCAAAGCACTAGAATCGCTAATAACTGAGAAAGCTACAACTTGTTTTAACCGATTAGCACCAACTTGATTGTAGTTCTCAGCATTTTGGGCAGGGTCACGTAAAGAACTATCTTGCGTAGCAGTAACAACACTAGTAACTAATGTAGCTACAACTCTCTCTTTACCAACACCTGTGATAGCTAATTTAACCTCTTCTGTATTACGAATTAAACCACCTAAATAAATCCTACCAGCACCAATAGTAATAAAATTATTAGCTATATTTACTTCGCAACCACTAATGACAAACCCATCTTTATATAAGGAATCGCCAATACGTGATAAATAATCCTCTTGAATAGACTGAATTTCATTAAACTCAGATGCCTGTTCTGCCCTACCAGGGATAGCTAAAACTCTAGTATACCCAGCTTTCCGATGCTCTGAATTTACGTCATCATACCTATCATAATAAGGACTTTGTGAAACAACGCTCATCGATATCTCCTAACATCTCACGACTAAAATTCTAAAATAATTTTCAATTTTTCCCTAACATCACTATCACGATATACAGGCTTCCTAAAGTCAATTACCTCTAATAAACCTTTATCTGATACTTGATTAGGTAGAAGATTGTACACATTCCCCTGAACAGAACCAGCTTTCTTTAAACCAGTATAAATACCAACCTGACGATATGGTTTATCTGTTGGTAACTCATCATAAGATAACTCAGTTGAGATATATACCCACCTAGCACCCTCAGTTACAGCATCTGTAGGTGAAACGATTCGCCAATTCACACCACGATATTCCAAAGAACCATTATCATCTTGAACTACCATAGCCTTAAACTCAGCTTTTTTAAAACCAACAATCTCTTTCATGTCATCTGTATTTTTAGGTACAGGTGGATTATTTTCATAATCCCTCGCTGTATCAAAATTATCAATATCACTAGCACTCCACGGAGTAGATTTACCAATAGCGAAGTAAATGTCATCTTTATTGTAAAAATCTAATGCCCTAGAAACATGTGCCTTTAACGTACAAATAGCCAAAATTAATGTTCCCCCATTAAATATATTTTCTATAT